AGATGCGTACATTTCGTATTGTTTAGCTTTAGTAATTATTTCTTCTTTAAGACTATAAAGGGCTTCGAGGCGTGCAATATCTGGAATTAATTCGTGCTGCCCGTTGCGAAACTTAGAGACCATCTTTTCGTATGCTTGAGTGTGCATGTCATCAATAAGCGGGAGTATTGCGTCCGCTGCTAGATGAAATACGCGATATTGATTTAGCTTGTCGGGATTCACTGCTGCGCCCCTTGTACGTTACGGGGAAATTGCGTGCTGGGAATTCCTTGGCTACCGAATATGTCGGCCATCGGTGAGTTGGCGGGAGCGGGAACTTGAGACATGTCTTGATTAAGACCCATCCCTGGGCCACCCGCTTGTGCAGGCTGCCCTCCTTGGCTGTATCCATCTTGTTGGGGAATTGCGATTTTGTTTTTGTCTATGTTCAATGCTGTCATGATTTCGCCTAGAAGTTTACCGAAATCGAACTTCTTGATGAACTCTTCGATGAGTACATCGCTTGCGCCTATGGTTTGAAGTAATGTAGTGAGCTTTCTGAAGTCTTGCTGTTTGGAGAGTGTCTGACTTATGCCGTAGACTTGGAATTTGTAGCCATTGACTGTGGCGACGAATACGTCTTGTGGGTCCATCTGTGATAGCTCGGTGCCGCGCTGCATTCCAAACAACGAAACAAATATGTCTTTGGAAATTAAGTCCCAGTTCTGCGCGATAGTCATCCACTGGAGTTCAATTTCGGGCTCGATGAATTTCGCTTCGATGTTTTTAGCTATGCCTTGAAATACAGACGTAATGGTTTGGCTTGCTTCAACTACTTCAGTTGCTTTGACCGCTCTAAATGGCATAACTCCTTGACGGAGATCATTAGTCAGCATCGCAGCGTTGAATTCTTGCTGATATATATTAAGTACGTTGATTGCGTCTGCAGGAACGTCGGCCTCCTCGACCGCTTCCATAACTTTGCCACCATGTGGGAGGGTGGACTTAACTAACAGCTTAGTGCCAGATTTAATTCCGTTGGAAACTTGAGAAACGTCGACCAAGTCATTAACTCTGATCTGAGATATAGCGTGCACCTTTTTAAATGCCGCATCCAATATCAAGTTATTAAGTTCGATGATGACTCGATTGAGTTTTGTGCCCGCATCAGCTAGGGCAATTCCCCATACGCTATTTACTACTTCTAAGATTGGAGCTGCGGTGAATGGAGATGCTTGATGCCATAATGGATTAGGAGTTGCGCCTCTGATTAGCCATTTGTCGTTAGCTAGAGTCATTACTACGTTTTCATGTAATAACTCGCCTTCATGGCTTACTACGTCTCCCCAAAACTCAAGTAATTTAACTTTTGGGCGCGGCGTAGAGTTAGTTGTATTTTGTCCGGTCTCAAGGGCTTTTTCTGACTGATGTAAGCCGTCTTCTTGCATGCCCGTAGATAGTTGGCTGACTAATTCAGAATCATAGATAGCGTCGTCACCTTTAGAAAGTGCAATTACTTCATGAAGGTCGCACCACATCTCTTCAATTTCGTAGAGACACTTGCCCGTAGGATCTGGATAGTAGTCTTCTTGTCTAACTACGTAGGGCTTAAGTTGCCAAGACTTGTCTTCGACCTTCTCAACGTTTTTCTTGTGTGATTTGCCCTTGCCTTCGTTGCGAACGACGAATTTAGGCTTGGGAGTCATCTTGCCTGTGGTTTTAGTGATGATAAGCGAGCCTAGTAGGCCTGATTGAAGTGAGTTGCCGACGTGAGAGAAGTAGCTTGCTTGCTTTTGCATATAAGTAAGAAGGCATTTAGCTTCGTAAGGCTTAATCGGAAGCGCTTCCTCAGGGATCGAGTAGTCTTTAAGCTTAATGTCGAACCATTCGCCAAGGTCTGCGATGGCTTGCTGGAAAAATGACTTAGTTTGTTCGATTGCCATGCGCTGTTTCGGGAGGACTTCCATAGATTGCCCCGGTTCCTTGTGGGCGAAGTCGTGTTTAAGCTGAAACATGGCATAGTTATCTTTATTCAAGAGCATACGATCGTGTTTCGCGTCTTCTGCTTCTAGCTTGCACGCTAAAATGTACTTAATAAGATCAGCTTGGTTGTCGTCTGCCATGTGGGTCTCTCCTAGTTGTAGAATCTTGTTTCAAGAAGCTGTATTGGGGGGTCGGTATATGCATAATTATTTGATTTGTCTTTTGGCGTGCACCGAAACATAGGTATTGAAGGGCATCGTGTGGATGCGACCATATGTTCTTAATAGGGCGCGGTTTAGTAGTTTCGATTTCGTTCTGGGAGTCGGCGTAGCGATAAGCACCTTTAAAGCCTTCGACTAGTAATGGACAGTTTGATTCGTCTATCTCGAGTCCTGCACTGTCTTTGTCTATGTAGATGAGAAAGCTCTCTACGCTTGAGCGCCTAGTTTCCCAGTCTACAGGACCCGCTTCAATGTTGAGGCAGCCGGCATCAGACATTTCCATTACACAGGTACGTTCATCGGTCTGGGCACGTTGGAAGCCTGCCGGATCGACAAAGAAAATAAGGTCTTTGGCGGGCCATTCCGGGTAGCGCATCCGCAAGTCAGCTAAAACCTTGGGCATAAATGTGCGGATGCCTTCATTCTGGGCTGTATATTCGCGGAATATCTTAAGTGAGTTGCCTTGCATTTGGCCTACTACGCATGCCGGAGTTAATCCAAAATCTAATGAACACAGCAGAGGCAAACCTAAATGTGGACCAATCTTATCTTTAGCGCAGTGTAAATCACCCCTAAAATTCGGATAGCAGGGCATCCCCTCAAAAGTTTCCCATGATTTTTCGTACTCGCGTAAGAATTTATAGTGAGGTGTATTTGCTTTAATAGCTTCGCGAAATTCAGGAGTCGCTTTGAGCGGGTCTGCAGTGTAATGCAAATCTACAACAAGGAATTTATTCTTGGGATTACGCCAAATATCCACTCCACGCATGGGTCTTTTGACTTCAGCCGGAGGTATTTCTGGAAAATTGGTTGCCTTGTTATCAATCTGGTCAAAAACTACTTTCTTGAAAAATCCCGGTGCTCTGGAACTGATTAGCACCATACGACCGCCACCAGATTCACTTCGCACACTTTCTAAAGTGGGGATTGCTCCAGAATAAAATTCCTCGGCACCTTCCCAAAACGCTACTTCGTCTCCTAAGATACCAGAAAAACCAAACTGTCTAAGTTGGTTTGCTCCCATTGGGTAACCTTCGATCTTACTTTCACTTTGCGTTTTATCTTGCTTATTGCCAAATTCAAATATGAGTCTAGGCGGTGATTTGGTCATCTTTCCGCCTTGGATAGTGGGAAGTAATGCATGCGGTATTTTATCGGGTGGAATTCTATTAAATATAAATTCTGCGCGTGCTACTAGTTCACTAGAATCGTCTTCTTTTTTGCTTACGAAAGCCCACTCTTTACCCTTGTGAAATATGCAGTCCCATAGAGCCAGGGGAATCATTGTCCATGACATAATCATTCGACGAGATTTTGGAACAGCTAAACGCTTTTCACGTTGCCATAACATTACAATTAAACGCAAATATTCCAGTTCTACAGGATATGGTTTTATCTTGCCGTCATCTGCCTGGTCTTTGGTAAATACGCATTCAGAAAGAAATAACCAGGGATCATTTTTATAGGTAATAAAACGCTTTATAGCGTCTTCGCTATTCACAGAATATCCGGATAACGACTATCTTATAGAAAACGCGGCCATAGTTAGAAAACTGGTACCTGTGTTCATGGCCAGGCATATCCTTGAAGTATTCCATTAATGCGGTGTCCCAGGTGTAACATCTACCGTGCTCAATTGTAAATTATGCCGAGAGCCTACTGTAAGTCAATAAGCTATTTATCTAGGTTATCTTGGATCCATGCGGCTAGTGGGTCTGCAGGTTCCCCGTCATGTACCGCCCCGTCATGTACCGCCCCGTCATGTGCCTCGGGAGTGCCAGCTGCTGGGGACTGATTAGCCGGCGCTGCATTCACATTGATGATTTGGCCGCCTGCTTTAATCTGTTCTAGCTTGTCTAGGAAAACTCCGACCGATATGTTTCCTTTAAGGTCTATCTGTTGGGCTGGCTTGCCGGAGACTTTTTCTAGGAGCCAGCGGGCAGCGTTCTCTTTCTTTTCGGGTGGCAGCGTAGTACTACTTAATATCTCTTCGAT